TCGTGCAGAAACTGGCGAACGGCAAGTGGCGGATCCTGCGCGAGATCGTGAGCGAGTCCGGGACCGGCCCGCTGCGCTTCGGCCGGATGGTCGCGCAAGTGCTGCACGACGAATATCCGCTCGCCAACGACATCCGCGGCTGGGCGGATCCGAGCGCGGCCTACGGCACTGACAAGCAGATGGGCGAGGCGAGCTGGATCGAGATCGTCGCCGCGGAGGCCGGCATCCGCATCGACGCGGCGCCGACGAACGCGATCATCCCGCGCCTCGAGGCGATCCGCCGGCCGCTCACGCTCCTGATCGACGGCGAGCCGGGGCTCGAGTTGAGCAACGCATGCGTGGTGCTGAACGAGGGTTTCAATTCCGGCTATCGCTACCGGCTGATGCGGGTTCCGGGTTTGCCGCGCTTCGACGAGGTGCCGGAAAAAAATTCCTTCTCGCATCCGATGGACGCACTTGGATACGTTTTGAGCGCGGGCGGCGAAGATCTCGAGATCCGCGCGCGTCTCGATCGCTGGAACATGGCGAGCAAGGGAACGCAGGCGGAATTCGAGTGGGAGCCATTTTCGAATTGACACACGAGGGGTTGGAGGCGTCAGACTGCGCGCCCATCAAGACCCATCGAGTGCAAGACCCATGGCGAAGCTCGGCGACCGAGTGACGTTTACGGCTCCGCTTTTGCACCACACCGAAACCGTGAAAGACGGCAAGGTGTACGGTGGCTCGACCTACTGCTTCGACCAGTACGAATTCGCTGCCGTGGTGGGCCGCGTCTACGACGCGCCACCCGTCCCGCCGGATGAGGCGGCGGATGCAGCAGCGGAGGGATCGCGCAAGCCGCTCGTTCCTGGACAGCTTGCCGATCTCTTCCTGCTCGTCCCCGGCAAAATGGGGCAGTGGGTGATGGGCGTGAAGGAAGGCAAGCAAGCGGGGGAATTCCAGGTCGTCCGGTGAGCAAGGTGGCATGCGCGAGTTGCGGCTTCTTCGTTCCGCCGAAGAAGCAACCGCCGGAAGCCCGAGCCGACCATCCCGTTTTTCATTTCGGACAGTGCAAACGCTTTCCCCAGCCGGTCGAGAAATCGCCGGAGGACTGGTGCGGCGAACATACGCAATTCAATCGGCTCGAGGAGGCGACCAATGCCTGACAGCCTGGGCACGCGCATCAAGGCGACGATGCAGCAGATCGAGCTCGACCAGGGCGCGCCGAACGGCAGCTACACGCGCGACCAGGGCATGACGAAGCTCATCATCGACAACTTCACGTTCAACGCGGCGACGCACCAGATCACGGGCACGATCGCGGGCGAGTTCTCCGTCTTCGCCGTCGATGATCCGCTGATGGTGCAGTTCACCAACCTCAACAACGGTTTCTACAACATCGATGCGGTCGATCCGGCCGGGAATTACCTGACGCTCGATCCGCCGCCGAAAAACGAAGGCCCGATCACCGCGACCATCCGCACGCCGTAGGGAGGTTCGAATGCAGTACCAGTTCGACATCAGCGGCACCACGCCCGAGGACGAAGCGTGGGAATGGAAGGGCACGATCGACCTTCACGGCGTCGATGACTTCCTGCCGATGGTGCAGCGCGCGATCGCGCAGACCTTCGCGGCGATCGCGAGCGGCAACGCGGCCGGCAGTCCCGGCACCGTGATCCTCGGCCCATACCAGATCACGAAGCTGACGTTCACGGCGGTGCCGGCGCCGGTGGCGGCTGCGGCGCCGACGCCGGGGAAGAAAGCAGCCTGATGGCCTACGACCTGCGCGCCAATTTCTATCTCTACGCACCAGGCTCGGTGCCGACGTCGGACACCGATGCCGCGATGGCGGCGCAGTACACCGCGAACGGCAACCAGCCCGTGACGCAGGCGCAAGTGCTGGCGATCATCGGCGGCACGCCCGCGCCGCAGCCGAAGCCGCTGCCGCGCTTCGCCGATTCCAATCCCGATCCGCGCGACGGCTGGTCAATCGAACGCAGCGAGGCCATCACCTATGGGTAACATGTTCGCGCCGACGATCCCGAACCGCGCGCCATCCACCGTGCCGACGCCGAACGATCCGGCGATGCAGGCCGCGGAGCGCGCGCAACTGGCGCAGCAGGGCCAGGCCTACGGCCGCGCGCAGACGGTCTTGACGCGCGGCATGGGCGACGTCTCGACGCCGACCATCGCGAAGAAATCTCTCCTGGGACAGTAGATGCCGGACGACCGTGACCTCGCGCGTGACGTCATCCGCGACTGGGAGCGGCGGGAAGCCGACGCCGGCCAGACGCTGACGCACTGGCAGCAGATCACGAACTACATGAACCCCGACCGCGCGGACTACACGATCACGCGCAGCCCCGGCCAGAAGCGCATGCAGTGGGTCTACGACGCCTATCCGCTGTGGGCGCGCGAGCAATTCCGCGCCGCGTGCCATTCCTTCCTGACGAGCTCGACGCTCCTGTGGTTCTCGCTGATGCCCGACAGCGACGCGCTCAACCAGGTTTACCGCGTGCGCTCGTGGCTCGACGCGGCGACGCTCGCGCTCTACGCCGTGTTCAATTCGGCCCGCTACAATTTCGCCTCGCAGAGCCAGGAGGTCTACGACGACATCGCCGGCATCGGCACGGCGTGCATGGGCGTCTTGGAAGACAGGAACCAGATGCCGCTCTTCTCGACGCGCCACATGCGCGAGTGCCGCTGGGTGACGAACGACAACGACCGCGTGGACTCGCTCTCGCGCCGCTGGTCGTGGACGGCGAAGCAGGCCTACGACCAGTGGGGCAGGAAGGCGGGCGAACACGTTCTCAAGGCGATCGAGGACGACCACTACGACAAGAAGTTCTTCTTCCATCACCGCGTCCAGCCGCGCAAGAACCGCGACCCGCTGCGCGCCGACAAGCTGCACATGCCCTACGAGAGCGTCTATGTCGGCGAGGAAGACAAGACGCTCATCAGCGTCGGCGGCAACAACGAGTTCGTCTACCTGACGCCGCGCTTCTCGGTTTCGACAAACGAAGTCTACGGCCGCGGCCCCGGCTCGACGGCGCTGCCCGACGTGAAGATGCTGAACGAAGCGGTGCGCCTGGTCCTGAAGGCCTCGCAGAAGACGATCGACCCGCCGCTCGAGCTGCCCGACAACGGCTACATCGTGCCGATCAGGACGGTGCCGGGATCGCTGATCTTCCGCCGGCCAGGCCTGCGCCCCGACGACCGCATCAACGCGCTCGAGATGGGCACGAACATCCCGATCGGCAACGAGATGCTCAACGCGCTGCGCAGCTCGATCGGCAGGACGTTCTTTGTCGATCTGCTGCACATGCCGACCGATCCCGAGGATCCGTCGAGCGAGGGCAAGGGCTCGACAGCGACCTACTGGATGCAGCGGCGCGACAAGGAGATGATGGCGCTCTCGCCTTTCCTGTCGCGGATGAACGCGGAGTGGAACGGCCCCTTGATCGACCGCTGCTTCGCCATCCTGTGGCGCAAATCGAAGGCGTTGCGCTTCGGGGCTGGTTCGCCCTTCCCGCCGCCGCCGCCAGAGCTCTCGGGCCAGCCGCTGCATGTCGATTACGTCTCGCCGATCGCGCTGGCGCAGCGGTCGAGCGAGAACGACGCCATCGACCGGCTCATCCAGCGGCAGATGGTGCTGAAGCAGCTCGACCCGCAGTCGCCGACGATCCTCGACATCGAGTGGATCATGCGGCGCACGCAGCTCGACCTGAACGCGCCGGTCGGCGTGCTGAAGTCGCCCGAGGTGATGCAGATGGAGGCGCAGCAGAAGGCGCAGGCCGAGCAGGCTGCGGCGGCGCACGCGCAGATGCAGAGCATGGCGGGCGCGGCGTCCGACGCGAGCGGCGCGGTGAAGAACATCGCCGATGCGAGCCAGACGATGCAGGGCGCCAACGAGAACGCGGCGCAGGGAGCGGCAGCATGACGGCACGCGACAAGCTCTGCGATCACATGATCTCGCTGGTGTTCAACCTGCACTGCCCGAACACGCCGACGCGCGCGCCGCGGCTCGTCGTCTGCTCGAGGACGCCGCAGTATGCCGACCACAAGCCGATCAAGATGTTCACCACCCTGCATTACTGCGAGCTGCACAAGGGCGAGCTGAAGGTGAGCGATCTGTTGCAGCGGCAGATCATCCTCGACTTCGAAGAGGCGGCGCGGCGCAAGCGCCCGCACGGCTTCAAGTGCGACTTCGATCCCTACGATCCCTCGACCGGCAAGGGCGGCGCGTTCATCGAGTACGTGCTGACGACGACGCCGGAATATCGCCGCTTCGAAAAGGCGCTCGGCGTCGGCGGCAAGCTGCGTGCGGCGTTGGGCGCGATGAGGCTGGCCGGATGAGCGAGCGCAAGCGGAAAATCATCCAGGTCGCAACGCTTGTGGATGGCGATTGGACAGACGCGGGCGGCGGTCTGAGCCCGACGATTGTCGCGCTGTGCGACGACGGTTCGCTGTGGGAGCAGAACTTCGTGCGGGGTGAGGTTGGCAAGAAGTGGGAAACGGTTTGGCGGCGCGTGAAGACGAACGAAGTCGAGGAAGGCGACTGATGGATCTCGAAACGGCCCGCAAGTCGATCACGAACGCCCTGCAGGGCTTTAGGCGGCGCGCCGCCATCAGCCACGCCTATCACAACGTCTACGCCACGCCGGAAGGCCAGACGGTGCTGCACGACCTGATGCGGCGCGGCGGGATCCTCGAAACGTCGCCGCTCTCCGAAGACAGCCGCTTCTACGAGGGCCGCCGCTCGCTCGCGCTGGAGATCGTCAAGGAGCTGCGCTGGACCGAGGCCGAGATGATCGCGCTGGCGCGCGAAACCACCAAGGAAGACATGGAGAGGCTGGTGGAGTGATGAAGTCGCTCTGCCACGTTCGCATCGATCTCGATGAGGCAAACGCCTTCGTGGTTGCACATCACCGTCATCATGGGCCTGTCGTCGGTCATCTGTTTTCGCTGGGTGTGGTGTCGGATGGAAAGGTCGTCGGCGTGGCGATCGTCGGGCGACCTGTCAGCAGGGGCCGCGATGATGGCATGACTGCGGAGGTGACTAGGCTCTGCACGGACGGAACGCCAAACGCCTGTTCATTCCTTTATGGCGCGTGTGCCCGCGCCGCCTTCGCGCTCGGGTTCAAGCGGATTGGAACGTACATTCTCGCGAGCGAGAACGGGACAAGTCTCAGAGCATCCGGTTGGCGGCTGATTGGCGAGACGGCGGGAGGTTCGTGGTCAACGCCGTCGCGTCCGCGGGTTGATACGCACCCGCTGCAGAAGAAACTGCTTTTCGAGATGGAGTGCGGCTGATGGCGAAGAGGCCGAGATCGAGGATGCGCTCGGGCATGGTCACGCCGGAAGCCCCGCCGGGGAGCTTCACGATCGTGCAGATCGCGGCGGCGGCGAGCGCGTTCGGCAACGGCCACTGCGTCGAGACGCTGTTCGCGCTCGGCGACGACGGACAGATCTGGCGCATTCCCATCATCGGCGGCAAGGACGGCGCGCGCGAGTGGCAATTGGTGCCGCCGGTCCCCGCGGGAGCGCAGATGATCCCGGTCGTGCAATTCAACCAGCCTGGAGAAGTCGAATGAGCGCCGACGGCAACGTCGTTGCGCAAGCCGAGGCACCTGAGTGTGCAATGAGTGACGCAACCCCAAAGGAGTAGAGCGATGAACCAACCCATCCTTGCCTTGATCTTGCCGGTCGGCGGCGGCGACGGCATGCCTGTCCATTTGCCTGGCGGCGGCACCGCACAGCCGCCAGGACCACAGCACGGCGGCGGTCAGCACCAGTTCGGCGGGCACATCCATCCCGGTTCGCATGTGACGCCGCCGAGTTTCCCGCCCGCGGCCGGCAATCAGCCGCCGCAGGGAAGCCCGCCGCCGCCGGTCGGCCAGAACCTTCCCGGCAGGCTGCAGTGGTACACGGTGTGGATCGACCAGGTCGGCTGGTCGCTGGTCGGCGTCGCATCCGGCAACGGCACGCAGTCGCCCACGCCGCCACAGGTGCCAGGGTCGGCACCGGCTCCGGTTTCCACGGCAGCGCAACCGACATCTTCGGGAGGTTGAAAAAAAAGGCGCGGCGCCCTGCGCGGTGAGATGCGCAGGGCCGCGATTTTTGAGGAATCCATTCCATGAGCAATGCAGGACAACAGCAGCAACAGGCGAACGGCGAATTCCTCGGCACGCTGCCCGAGCCGCTGCGCGGCAACGCGGCGTTCAAGGACATCAAGGACGTCGGCGCGCTGGCGCAGAAATACGCCGACACGCAGCGTCCCTTCGCCGATCGCATCCCCGAGAAGTATCGCAGCGAGGCGAGCCTGAAGGACATCAAGGACGAGAGCGGGCTCATCGACGGCTACGTGAACGCGCAGAAAATGGTCGGCCTCGACAAGAACCGTCTCGCGGTTCTTCCCAAGGACGACAAGGACGCCGCGGGCTGGGATGCGTTCTACAAGGCGCAGGGCCGTCCCGACGCGGCCGACAAGTACGCATTCGGCAAGCGCGCGGACGGCAGCGACTACGGCGAAGCCGACGTGAGCTTCCAGAAGCAGATCGCGCCGATCCTGCACAAGATGGGCGTCACGCAGCGCCAGATCGACGCCGGTCGCGGCGACTGGGACAAGCTGCAGGGCGATCTCGTCGCCGCCGCCGACGGCGCGCGCAAGGCCGACATGGACAAGGCGATCGGCGCGCTGCGCGAGAGATGGGGCGGCGACTACGACGGTCACCTGAAGGATGCGGAAGCGGCGATCGGCCATTACGCCAAGCAGCTCGGCATCGGCGACCAACTGACGAAGGAATTGACCGCGAGCAATCTCGGCAACAATCCGGCGCTCGCCCAGGTGTTCGCGCACATGGGCGCGCAGCTTCGCGAGGACGGCCTGCTCGGCAAGGGGCAGGGCGGCTTCGGCGAGAGGCCGAGCATGGAAGCGGCGAAGAAACAGATCGCGGACAAGGAAGCGGCCTTCCGCGCCAACGCGGCGTTCAAGGACAAGAACGCCCCTGGCAGGCAGGAAGCCCTCGAGGAGATCGCGGCGCTTTACGACATCGCGTATCCCGGCGAGGAAGCCGCTGCATGAATTGCCGGAAGCCGGGGAGCTCGCTTAAGCGGGTCCGGTCGAAGGCGTCGCCGAGCGGGCGTTAAACGCTAGGTGCGGGTCCAATGTAGGCGCCTCGCGCGCCAGGATCGGGGAGCTCAACCGTCACACGCATGGGCGCGTGGTGATGGTCATCACGCGCTTCGTTGAAACCAGCCGCCGGTTAGAGGACCGGCGGCAATGACGGAGCATCCACATGAGCTTCACCGTAACGGATGCGATGGTGCAGCAATTCGGTTCGAACGTGCGGCACCTCGCACAGCAATCGGAGGCGCGTCTCCGGGGCAAGGTGATCGAAGAGCAGATCACCGGCGACAGCGCCTATCTCGAGCAGATGGCCCCGACAGCGGCGCGCAAGGTCACCACGCGGCACGCTGACTCTCCCATGATGAACACGCAGCATCTGCGTCGTCGGGTTGCGCCGTACGACTACGACTACGGCGATCTGATCGACAAGCTCGACAAGCTGAAGCTGCTCATCGACCCGGAGAGCCAGTACGCCAAGGCGGGCGGCATGGCGATGCGGCGCGGACAGGA